CTGCAGGTTCTGCCGCTCGATGTTGTCCTCCAGCGCGCTGTAGGTGATGTCCACAGCCGCCAGAGCCTCCTTGACGCTCAGTTCCACCTTGCTGGTGGATGGCTTGTGCGTGGTGCCCGGCGCGGTGCCCTCGGTGGCCGCCTGCATGATGCGGCTGCCAAATCCGATCTTCTCGATGAGCCGCTTCGGCGCGGCCATCGGTACTCGGCGCGCTTCGCGCAGGACCACGCTGTTGTCGATCAGTTTCCTGACGAAGGCCGCTGCCTGCTCGGGGTTCAGCAGGCCGCCGCTGGCAAGGTCGCCGGTGGCGAACGCCTTCTCGATAATCTCGTCGATGGTGAGTACCTTCATGGGCATTTGCCGCATCCTCCTTTCGGTTCATCCGCGCTGAAAAGCGACGGGGCTGGCAGCCGCGGGAACACCGCAGCTTGCCAGCCCCGTCCCGGTGCTCGGGTCAGGGGCTCCCTGACCGTATGCGGTTAGCCTCTGTCCGCTACTTGATCTTCTCCTGGACCTCGCTGATGCGGAGCCGAATCATTACGGGCTGCCCATGTTGGTACTCAACTGTGAGCACCGCCTGTACGGAACCGAACGGGACCGCGTGGCGCCGCATCCAGTCCTCGATCTGCCCTCCCAAAGACTGCTCTGCCGCCACGGGCGCTGCTACGTGCGCACCGGCATCCGGAACCCGGGGTGCGGAGGCACGATGGGTGGGCGCCGCTCCCTTACGGCGTCCCCGAATGGATCGTCGCTGGTGCGCTTCTCGCTCGCGTCCTCGTCAGGGTTCGGCTGCCTGCTTCGGGTGGCGATCTTCTCCACGCCCTTCAGCCGCTCGTCCAGCGCCGCCAGCCGGTCCTCCAGCGGCTTCGTGGCCGCGGCCACGGCCGACTTGATGGCCTCCGCGTCAGTCACGGGCTGGGCCTTCTTGTCTGACTGGTCGGCGGCCTTGTTCACCACCCGTTCCACGGCCTCCAGACGGGTTGTGATCTGGTCCAGCCGCTCCGCCACCGGCTTCAGAGCGTCCTCCACAGCGGCCTTGATCGGGTCGGTCATGTCCGTGCCTCCCTTCGTGCGCGTGTGCTCCGTGAAGCCCTCGGGCTCCGGCTCCTCCTCCACTTCCTTGACCAGCGCCGCCAGACGGTCTGCGGCGGCTCGGGCCTGGCTCAGCGCCTCCTTGATGACCTTCAGACGCTCGGCGCTGATCTTGCGGCCGACCTTGGCCGCGTCCGCGTCCTCCAGGCCGAAGAAGTCACGCACAGCGTCGGTGATCGCCTGCGTGAGCGATTTCCGCCGGTCCTGCATGCCGTGCCTCCCGTGTCTCCTCTTGATCAGGTCCTCCGGGTCCAGCCGGGCCAGGGCCTGGAGGTTGCGCTTCAGTTCCTCGGGGTCAATCATCGGCGGCGCCCCTGTCATGTTCCTTCACCCCCTCAGTCCTCGGCCGGCCACTTCCCCGTCGCCTCGTGGTGCAGCCAGGCGCACAGGGCCTCCGGGTTGGTGATGCCTGGCTTGCCGGTCAGTTGCTCCACGCAGCGGGTCCATGACCCGGCCCACTCGTCCCACGTGCTGATGATGGCGTCGATGTTGCCCTGTTTGCGGGCCTCCGCGAAGAGGCCCTGCGCGTGCAGGGCTTTCACGGCCTCCAGCATCTGGGATGTGCTCATGGTCCCACCTCGCTTCACCGCCGTGATCTGCGCGTCTGGCACGGCCGGGATGTCCACCAGGCTGATCTCGTCCACCACGAAGGACAGCCAGTTCGGCTGCTCCTTGGTCACGTTGGTCACGGGCCGCTGCACCACGCTCATGCCGCCACCTGCACGATCTTCTTGCCGCGCACGCGGGCGCTCAGCCCCCGGCGCGCGCCGCTCTTGATGGCCTGCCACAGCGCCTCGTCGAACACCTTGATGGCCACGGCCCACGAGCCCTCAGGGATAAAGGCGCCGTACCAGTTCAGGCCGCCGGGCGGGGCGATGACGGACTCCACCACCTTGGCCTGCACCACGCGGCGGTGCATGTCGCGCACCTCGCCGCCCCTCAGCATGAACTCATGGGCCGCGTCCATGATCTGGGTGTCGCTGAACACGTCCCCCTGGGTGTCCCGCTTGAACGGCACCAGCACCACCCCGTACACGAGCCGACGCTCCTCGTTCTGCTTCAGGATGTCGGCAGTGATGGTGAGGTCCGTCTCCTCCTCCACGAAGATGGGGAAGGTCAGGCCCTTGTTGGCCTGCACGGCGCGCTCCTGCGCCAGCGCCTCCTCACGGGTGTCATGGCAGCCCAACTTGCGGCTGCCGTCGGCCGTGAAGAGGCACCACTTGTCCCCCTCACGGCGGATGATCTTGGGGGCAGCGACCCACTCGTCGGTCACCATGTCTGCACCGGTACCAACTCAAACTGCAGGCAGCGCGCCCCCGGGCGGTCCTGCAGTTTTCCCAGCCCATACACCTGCCCTGGGGCCAGCGCCTTGGTGACGAGGTAGACGCACTGCTCGGCGCGCACCTGTGGACCCCACGCGACAATCATGGCCAGCAGCGCCATGCTCAGCGCGGCAGCGAGGGCCATGCCGATGATCACCGCGGGCGCCGTTCTCACGGTAGCCGGAACACCGCCAGGTTCAACTGCGCCGAGTCCACGTCCACGTACACCTTGCCGTCGGCCTGGCGGTAGTCAGTGGTGAAGGGCCCGATGTAGCGGGTGGCGCTGGCCGGCACGCTCACCTGGCGGTCGGCCACGGCCAGACCGTCCACGGTCACGGGCGTGATGATGGTGACAGTGTGGGCGCCCGTGGCGTCCGCGTTCCTGGCGACCAAGAAGGTCCGGGCGCCGTGGTCAAACTGGTGCCCGTTCGCGACGTCTCCGGCCACCTCGCTTGGGGCCACGCCCGCACGGGTGATCTCCACCACCGTGATGTTGACACGCGGCATCTTGTCAGCCTCCTGTCACCTCAGTATGGGGGCCGGCGTCCGGCTGGAGGGAGGAGTGGAACGGACCCCATGTGCCGCCAGCCCCCACGATGTCACCTCTCGGCACTACGCGGCGAACGTGATCGCCTTGCTGACCTGCAGCGCGCCGTTGGGCATCACGCCCACCACGTACAGCGTCTTCGCGCCGGCGGCGTGCGTGATGTTCAGTTCGGCCTCGCCGTTCTCATCAAACTGCACCCACAGCACCTTGTCGGCCACCGGCTCTGCCAGGATGGCCCCCTTGGTTCCCGCGGCCACGCCGCCATCGGGGGCGGTGGCGATCAGCCCGTCGCCCTCGGCATCATCGCTCAGGTACATCCACAGGGCCGCCCGGGTGCGCCGGCCAGCCCGGCTGAGTCGCGCCGTCACGCGGATCACGTTGGCGACTTCAGGGCCAACGCTGAATCTCAGCCTCATGCTCATCCCTCCCTGCGCGCGTTAGTCCCCGGTCCACACGTCGTCCGGGTCCAGGTCAACGTCAGCCTCAAAGCCCGGCAGCGCGTCGCAACGGCACGCGATGACCTCTTCCGGCGGCCCCTCAGGGTCCAGCGGGAACCGCAGGCCGTTCGGGAACCGCTCCCCAACCCTGATGGTCACGCCGTCCAGCGCCTGGTGGCTGGGGCGCACTTTGTCGTCGCGGGTGGTGATCCAGGTGTAGGTCTGCACGCCGGCGCGGCGGAACACCTCGTCCTGGGTGACCGTCTGCGCCATGCCGGTTTCCGTGCGCGCAATGGTCTCCGCGCGGTGCCGGTACGTCTCCTCGATCTCCCCCGCCAGGTCGCGCCGGATGGCCCGTGCGACTTCGAGCGGGTTCTTGCCCTCCTCGAAGAACTTCTCGATCAGCAGCTCCTGTAGGTCCTGCCGCGCAGTCTCCGTGATCTGCTGGACGTGCTCCCCGGCGATGCGACGGAACGTCTCGATCATGGCCGGGTTCTTCAGGTTGAAGGACACGGATAGCCCGAGGGTACTGTAGGCGGCCGTCCCTGCCCAGTTGGCCACGTCCCGCATGTGCTGCACGGTCGCCTCCAGCAGGTCATCCACCGAGAACGCCTCTGGCATGTCGGCGAACAGCCCCTCCAGGATCGCCCGCTGCGTGGGGCTGAGCGGCCGGCGGGCCTTCTCTGCCACGGCCTCCGCCGCAGGCACCCCCTGGGCGCGCACGGCCTGCACGGCCGCCACCAGCCGCCGCTCCTCCAGGCCGGCCAGGAACCGCGCGGCCTTGGCCGCCAGCAGGCGCGTGACCACAGCCTGGAACCGCTTGACCAGGCGCTCCCGCGCCCGCAACGTGACTGGCTGTGCCCGCTTGAGGCCCAGGCTCTCCAGCAGGCGCTGGTCCTCCGCGCTCACTCCGTCCCCGGCACCGTTCCCGCCGCCGCTGGCCCGTGCGCCGAGGGCCGGCAGGTCCGCGACGCGCACCGGCGCGGCCGGGTTGATCCAGATGATGCGCTCGTCTCCACCCGGCACTGGCTCCTTGCCCAGGTGTACAGCAACGTCATTGGGCGACCATGCGCCGAGTTTCACGCGCCGCTCCGCCAGTTCCATGTCGCGCACTTCATCGCGGACGTCGATTTCCTGGAACCGCAGTTCCCAGTCCTTCACCCCCAGCACGTCCCGGAACAGCCGGTTGAGCACGGCCTCCAGGCGGGTCTGGCGGGGCTTGATTACAGACTCCTTGTAGATCTGCGTCATCTCCGCGGCCGTGGCCCCGCCCAGGCTGCCGAGGATGGCCCAGCCCACGCGGTAGGGCGGCATCTTGTGCGCCACCAGAATCTCCGTGGCGTTGTCCAGTTTGAACAGCCTGAAACTGGCGTCCCGCACCTCCACAGCCAGCGGCTCCAGCGTCACGTCCACCGTCTGCCCGGCCACCCCCGGCAGCGCCTCCAGCAGCACGGTGCGGTGGTGCTGCCCTTTCAGGTGCTCCCGGAAGAACGTCTCGATGTAGTTGCGGCTGTCCGCGCTCAGCCGGCCGCCCTTCACCACCACGGCGTACGCCGGCACCGCGCGGTTGTCGAAGAACTCGATGTTGAACTCATGCGCCTTCTGGCTCCCGAGCATGGCAGAGAGCGCGCCCAGCCACTGGGGCGCGCCGTAGAACTCGCTCAGGTGCGTGTAGAGTTTGAGGTGCAGGACCTCGCTGGCCGCGTGCTCCAGCGCCAGCGTGCCCTGGGCCTCCCGGCCCGTGCGGTTGTCAATGGTCCGGTCATCCCCGTACCGCTTGAAGTACCGCCGCCTGCCGCCGCGCACCTGGACGTAGCCCTCCCGGTGCCGGCGCACGCGCACGGTGGGGGCGGGCATGTGGTAGATGGCCAGTTGCTGGTT